CCCAGGGAGATCCCCAGGGCTTCGAAGTAGGCGCCTTGACCGTCGCTGGGGTCCCAGTCGGGGAAACCTGGGTTGAAGTCGAAGAGTCCGTTCCAGATCTCGTTCGAGAGCTCGACGACGATGTCAAGCTGCGGATTCAGCAAGGCATTGACCAGATCGGCCATCGCCTCCACATAGGCGTTGTTCGCCTTGTGGGGGATGCAGATCCACAGGGTCTGCGAAAGGCGATTGGCCCAGTCGATGCACAGCTCCAGGGGCATGCCCTTGCGCGTGGTGTACCGGCAGCTATTCAGGGTCGCGCGATTCGCCCAGACCCCATTGGGGTGGTAATTGGTGCGCTGCCAGTTCATCACCCGCTGCAGGGAGAACGGCGCTTGGTCTGCTAGGGCGTCCGGGTCCCAGGGATTCGACGCCAGCGTCCCGTCGTACTGGGCCGGGTAGATCTGGACGTTGCGGATGCGATTCGAAGGGTTCTCCTCGTCGACCCCGAAGTAGATGCCCTGGTTCGTGGCCTGGGGCACGTTGAAGAGGATCCGGCCGGGGCTCTGGGGCTTGGCCCACAGGTTGTTGTTCTCCTTCTCCAGAGGGAAGGCGTCCATCCCCAGGATTAGGCGGCCCTCGCCGGTGTAATTGCAGATGTAGTTGCCCGCCGGGTAGAGCGCAGCGGAATCGATGCCGGCAACCTGCAGGTCGCGGTGCATCACAGTGCCCGCGCGCTCGCCGGTTCCGAGCACCTGCCAGCCATTGGCGTCCTCGGTGATCGTGCCCCCGATGCTGCTCAGAAGGCTGTAGCTGCCCGCCTGCTCACGAACCCAGGGAGCCGATTGCAGGAATCGGTTCTTCAGCACCCGCCCGGTCTCGAAGTGATCGGACGTCGCGGTGTTCATCCCCAAGGGGCGGACCATGCTATTCCTCTGACTTGGGCTTCTGGGTCAAGGCCCGCGAGCGGGCATCAAACTCCTGCTGGATCGTGTCGGCCAGGCTGGGCGTGCTCTCGGCCTCGTCTATGGCCAGCACGGTGCGCTCCAGCCGGATGGCCACGTCGATGGCGCGGATCGCCTCGCCGGCCGTGCCGATCGGCATGCTGCGCAGGGCCTCAACCGCCTTCGCCGTGATGTGGCGAATGAGCTTGAGATGCCGCTGGCTGACCGGGTCTAGGCTCTCCTCGCGGAGCATGGCTCACCCCGTGGCGGTTTGCGGTGCCGGGAACGGCTCTCCGGTGACCGCGTGCACAGCGCGCTTGCCCGTGGCCTTCTCCCAGCGGCGCACGGCCACGTCGACGAACCCAGGGGCCTGCTCCACGGCAAAGCAGCGCCGGCCCGTCTTCTCCGCGGCCATGATCTGGGAGCCCGAGCCCGAGAAGGGCTCCAGGGCGATCTCCCCGGGCTTCAGGTGGTATTCGTGGGGCCTGGTGAAGATCTCCAGGGGCTTGGGCGTCGGGTGGTCGGGGCGGTCCTCGCCGGCCTGGTCGATTTCCCAGACCGTGGTCTGGTTGGGCGGCGGGCGCCGGTCCTTGGGCGGCATGTGCCCCTGGCGCCAGCCCATGAAGCAGGGCTCGTGGCGCCACATGAACATCGAGCGTGTCAGCACCCCCCGGGCCTTGACCCAGATCAGCGTCTGGTGGACCAGCAGCTCGTTCTGCTCCCAGGCCTGCTCGACAAGCGATTGCCGGCGCGTCGCGTGCCACTGGTAGATGGCCGCGTCCTGGGCCACATGGGGCAGGCAGGCCTTCAGGAAGGAGTCGAAGAAGGCCACCCCGGTGGTGGGGTCCTTGTACGCGTCCCAGTTCTTATTGGCGGTCTCCGGCCGGTTGACCTTCGACTGGGGGTGGTTCCCAGCCGTGTAGTCGACCAGGTAGGGGGGATCGGTGGCCAAAAGCTGGGCCACCTGGCCGTCCATCAGGCGCTCGAAGGTCTCGGGGAGCGTGGAGTCTCCGCACAAGAGGCGGTGCTCGCCCAGGATCCAGAGGTCCCCGGGCTTGGTGACCGGATCCGCCGGCGGCTCCTCGGCCCCGGGGTCCGCAAGGCTGTCGCCCGGCGACTGCCCGAGCTGGCGCAGGAGCTTGTCCAGGTCGTTGGCATCGAAGCCCACGCCATCCAGCGCGTCCTCGGCATCCAGCTCCTTCAGCAGGGCCGCCAGGCTCTCCTGGTCCCACTGAGCGAACTCCGAGGTCCGATTATCGGCGATGGCGTAGGCCGTGGCCTCCAGGCGGCCGCCCTCGAAGCGCACGACTGGGACCTCGGCCATCCCCAGGCTCTGGGCGGCCTTGAGGCGGGTGTTGCCCGCGATCACCTCGCCCGAAGGCAGGGCGACCAGGGGCTGGCGCCAGCCAAAGCGGCGTAGGGATGCGGCCACATGGGGCACCGCCTCCTCGTTCTTGCGCGGGTTCGAGGGGGAGCAGAAGACCTCCCCGATCGGGACCCACACGACATCCAGGTTGGTGGAGGGCGCTGCCTGGCTCATGCGCTCTGCCTCGGCTTCGTCTGGGCGGCGCTGCGTTCCGCGGCTGCAGCCCGCGCGGAGAGGCGTACCTCAGCGCGCAGGCATTGCTCGGCCCCCAGGGGCAGGAGCACCCGCAGCCCGGGGCCGACCTTGGTCAGCAGCGCCTCGATGTGGAGGACCGAAGAGGAATCCCCGGAGCCGTGGCCCGGCGGCCCGCCCGGAACAAGGCCGGGAACGGGGGAAGCAGGGTTGGGCTCCGGGGATCGCATCAGTTGGCCTCGACGGGGGTTTCGGTCGGGGCTTCGGTGGGGGCCAGAGGGGCCTCAACCGCCGGCGTGACAGGGGGCGTAGCGCCCAGCTCGGACAGCACGGGCGCCGGGGTGAACTCACCCAGCTCGCCGGTGACTTCCTCGCTCAGTTCCAAGTGGGCCTCGAAGCTCTCCATCTGCTTCTCGACCGCGGCCTCGACGATGCCAGGCAGCGCTTGGAAGAGGGCCTTGAACTGAGCCTCGGTGCTTTCGCGCAGCGCCCGGAGCTCGGCCTTCATCTCGTCGATGCCCTTGCGGTACTCCGCCTTGGCAGCGTTCTGAGGGGCGGCCTCGCTGATGGTCCGCTCGACCTCGCGCGAGTACTCGAGGTGCCGCGCGATCGGCAGATTTTCGTTGACGATGGTGTCCATGTGTGCAATCAGCCGTTGGTGACGAGGAAGGCCAGTTTGATGTTGCGGCGCTTTTCGACTCGCTGCCAGCTGGCAGCCAAGGCCAAGGCAGCGTCTGTGATGTTCTCGGTCAGGACGCTGGTGGCGTAACCCCAGGGGTGCATCACGTGGGCGATGCGCGCCGCCATGTAGTCAACGCCCGCGCCGTTGCCCTCCTTCGACTCGCGGTAGAACTCGATCGCGTTCTCCGGGATGATGGGCGCATAGCGGATGAACCCAGGAGCCATCAGGAAGCTCACGTAGCCGATGCGAGGCCCGTCGGTGAACGTCGGGCAGGCGTCGTCCACGATTACCCGCTTCTGCAGGTACTCCGACCAAATCCAGGGCTGTTTTGCGAGGCTCGCAGCCACTGAGGTCGGCACGCCGGCGGCGTTCACCTGCAGCATCAGGTTGCTGATCTTCAGGTTGCGGGCCACAGCGGAGTGGCAGATCATGAAGGGCAGGTTGGCACCCTGGTCGCCCAGGGTCGCCTCGGCGCCCGCGACGGCCGCCGGGCCAACCAAGTCCGCAGGAGCCAAGGGCAGGGCGGCCGCAGTGCCAGCCGCGCCGGCCCTGAAGATCATGTCGCTGCCGCCGTCGGTGACGTTGTCGTTGTAGATCCCGTTCAACGTCGCCATCAGAGAGATCTGGCGCGTCTCGGCAGTCCACTGCACCATGTTGGTGCCTGCCAGAATCGTTCGGAACGGGTCGTTGCCGGCCATGGCCTTGGACATGTTGCTGACGCCCCAGTGGTCGTTGCGGTCGATGCGCCGCGCCACCTGCTTGTCGGCGGTGACCTTCTTTGCCACCGCGATCTGCGCGGGATCGCTGCTCGACACGTTGGCGTTGGCGCTGGACAAGGAAGTCCAGAACGGCAGAGTGTGGTACTGACCGCCAGGCGCGAAGAGCGCGGCGATGGTCTCATCGTACTCCGCAACCCCCGAGGTGAGTGCGGCGGTGACCTTGTCGGACTGCTGAACCGCGTACTGCGCGAACAGGTTCCGAACGACGACGTCGGCGAACTGAGTGGCTGCCATTTGAGTTGAGTCCTAGGAGATCACGCCGGCCTGCCCGCAGAGGCGCTCTGCGCCTGAGCTTGTGCCTGCAATTGGGCCGCAAGCTCTGGCTTGCTGGCCCGCAGCGTGAGCTGCTCTGTGAGGTTGCCTGTGAGGAACGGGTTCTCGCCGGCCCAACCGGCAGTCTTGCCACTGACGCCACTGCCCTGCATGCCAGAAGACTCGAAGAAGTGGCTCATGCCCTTGTCCTTGTGCATCTCTTCAGCGAGTTCCCGGAGAGTCATGTACTGGCCTTCGGCGTTCTCCGCGTGACTGATGCGCGGCTTGCCGGTCTTCGTGTTCAAGACCACGGGAATGAACTTCCCGTCTTCCTCGATGACCGTCGCTTGGCTGCGCAGCATCAGTTCCAGGCCGGTCTTGGCCTTGAACTTGTCACTGCGCAGGGCATCGGCCTCCGCCTGAGCCAGGACGTAGTCCCGCTCGCGGCTTCGGGCGTGGGCAACCTTGGCTTCGAGGTCCGTGACCTTCTGCTTGTAGGTCTGCTCCAGCTGGGCCTTGGCCTCAGCGACAGCGTCCGCAGAGCCCTTGTTGGGCCTGGCCTTCAGCTCAGCCAGCTCCTGGAGCTGCTGCTTGTAGGCGACCGGGTCGATGTCCTTGAAGGCCTCCAGGCGCTGCTTGTGCTCCTTCAGGTCTGCCAGCAGTTCGTCGCGCTTCGTTTTGAGGGGCGTGATGTCCTCAAACACGTAGGTATCGGGAGTCTCCAGATCGAAGACGCCCTCGTTCTGCTTGGCAAACTGGGCGAGCCCCTGGGGCAGCCCATCGAGGGAGGCGAGCTTGAGTTTCATGTGGCGTGGCGTGTTGCGTTCCGGCCTAGCCGGCCCCCTTGGGGCGTTGAACGGGCAGCGCGACCCGCCATCGGCCTAGCCGGCGGCTGTCTGCGCCCCCGAACTCTGCACCCGCCGCCAGCTGCTGGCCCCGCAGTGTTCCGCCACTGTTACGCAACATCGAGAGCCGAGACCGGAAGTGGCTTCCAGTCGGCGTTGAGCATGTCCTTGATCTCGAGGCCTTGGCTGTAGAGGGCGAAGCGCGCCGGCCCCAGGTACTCCTTCTGCATCCTCGGGTCCTGCCCCTTGAACCACTCGGAGAAGTTGAGGTCCTCCGGGACCTGCCCGTTCAGGCTCTCCCGGGTCGAGACCGGCAGCTCGTCGATGGCAAATCCCATCTCACGCCAGGTTCGCGGGACCGGCACCGTGGTCGAACGGCAGCCCCAGTGCATAGGCGGCCGCGGGTAGGTGGCGTCCAGTGGGAACACCTGCCCGTCCAGGCCCGCACAGGTCTTGCTGGTGCGGAAGTCCAGGGTGGCGACGAACCGGTAGCCCTTGATGAGGTCTGCGTTGGCCTCGTAGACGGCCTCCCTGGCGTGGTTGGAGTAGTGGTTGGCGGCGGTCCGCACCATGGAGGTGACGTGCCGGCGCGGCGTCTTGAGGGCCCCATCCCGGCGGCCGTTGGCCTTGGTGCCGGTGAGCCGCCGCACGATGTTCGGGACGCTCTGCCCCCGCTGGAGTCCCTGCTGGATCTCACGCCGCACGACGTTGCGGGTGGTCTGCTCCAGGCCCTGGTACCAGTCCTTCAGCAGGGCCCCCTGGAAGGGCCGGGCAACCGTGACCGAGCGCAGGTAGTTGGCCCCGACGGCCTTGAGCTGCACGCTCTCGGGCAGGACCTCGGCCAGGGCGGTCATCGCCCAGCGGCTCTCGGCCTTGGCCACCGCCAGGAGGTTGGCCTCAGCGGCGCCCCGCATGTCCCGCACGACCTCAGCCGCGAGGCTGTCCGTTCGCTGGAAGAGGCTCTCCAGGCGGGCGCTGTTGGCCGGCGTGGTGTCGCGCCCGTAGTCGGGCACGTTGGGCAGGCGAGCATTGAGGAGCCCGATCAGCTCGCGCACGAACTGGTCGTCGAACTGGCGCACCTGGTCCAACGCAATCCCCTGCCAGACCCGGGTGCCGAGCAGCTGGCGCTGGATGATCAGGTCCAGCAGCCGATCCACGGCGGGCACCACCGGCTTCTTGGTGGCGGTCACCATCACTCAGCCTCCCCGGCGCCGCTCCCCGGCTCGTGGTCGTGATCGTCGGGGATCCCCGGCATCGGGGGCTCGGGCATCTCGGCCTTGGCCGCGGCCTTGATGTCCTCGGGCTTGGCAGCGGCGTTGAGCACGCCGCGGCGCTGCAGCTCGCCCAGGTAGGTGAGCTGATCCAGGTCGCCCCGGCCCCGGGCCCCGTCCAGGGTGCGCAGGTGGACATCCTGGGCTGTCGTGGCCGCCCAGTCGCTGAACAGATCGATGCGGAAGTCCTCGGGCAACGACACCTTGAGCCAAAGGCCGGCGTAGCGGAAGCAATCCGTGATCGCGGACTCCGCGAGCTGCACCCAGCTCTGCAGCACCGTGCGGGCCCGCTTGTCCCCGCTGTCGACCTCGGTCGCCGTTCGAGCGGCCGCCTGCTCGGTCAGCGGCCGGGCACCCAGCTCCCGCATGCGGCTCTCCAGGCGTGCGATCTCGGTGGCCCTGTGACCCAGGGCCTCCCCGCGGGGCTCCAGCCAGGTGGCCTTGGCATTGGGATCCGAGGCGGAGTTGAAGGCGGCGGGACCCAGCACGAACCCGCGCTTGTGCTCCTCGCTGTTGATGCCGGCCACGAAGATGCCGCCGGCGCTCACGATCGACAGGGTGTTGCTGTGGTCGGACTGAGTCCGCCAGTGCTGCTCCTCGATTTCGGCTAGGGTCTTGAGCGGGGGCTCGGCCTGGAACCGCCCCGAGCCCGTCAGGTTGATCGTGGCGAGGGGGATGGCTTCCAGGGGGAACTGCTGCTCGCGGATGACAATCCAGGCTCCGTCCCTCTGCTGGGCGTGCAGCTTGTATGCGTAGCGGCCTTCGACGAGGTTCCACTCCATGACATGCGCCACATACTCGACCACGTAACCGGTGCGCCTTGGCCTCAAGTCCTTGATGCGCAAGTGGGCGATCTGGCCGCCGGAGTTCACCTCGCCATCGAGGATCGCATTCTGCGGCAGCAGCTTGAAGACCGGGCGAGCCCCGCTCTGGCGCTCCTCGGCCAGGGTCTCTACCGGGCGGTCCAAGCTGTAGTCCACGTAGACGTGGGCGACCCCGAAGGCCTCGGCGCGCTCCAGCCAGGCGCGCGAGAACTGCTCGATCGAACAGCCCTCGCCGTTGGTGTCCTTGAAGAGTCCCGCCAGCTCCTCAGGGACCTTGCCCTGGTACTTGACCGGCTTCTCGAAGGGGCGCGCCGCCAGCCCGCAGACCGCATCCACGAAGAACCCGTGGCACGTGGAGTTCGCCAGCCGGAACTTGTAGCCCGCCTGGCTCTCCTTGGGGAACTTGGGCAGGCTCTTCTCGCCCCGCTCGCGCATGCCGTCGGTGCGGCGCAGCAGGGCCTCGATCAGCCCCCACTCGCTGTACATGGCAGCGACCCACAGGGCCGGCGTCGCGGGACTGAGGTTGGCGCTGCTGCCAGGAGGAAGGAGAGTGTTCATGCTGCGTGCAGGTCAGTGCCCTCGTGGAGTGTGGGGCCCGTGGCGGGCATCTTTTGGTGGATCAGGTACGAGAAGGCCTCGGCGCAGTGGGTGCGCAGCTTGTCGCGCTTGTCCACGTCGCCGTTCCTCCAGGTGTTTTGCTCCAGGTCCGTGAGCAGCTCGCGGCAGCCCTGGTTCACGTGCACGCGCGACTCCCCGAGCGCGTTCAACAACCCGGCGTTGGCGCTGTTGATGCGGTCCTTGACCGCCGGGTTGACGTTGGGCTTGTGGACCTCGGGGTAGATCCCGTTGGCCCTGAGGTGCTCCAGCAGCACTGTCCAGTCGGAATTGCCGGTCTCACGGTTGCGGCCGTCCGTGGCGTCGCCGGTGATGTGCCAGGGGGCCTTGTGCAGCTTCGCCCAGGCGGGCGCCAGTCGCCCATCGCCGACGTTGCCGCCATGGGCCAGGACCTTGCACATGTTGGGGACCGTGCAGTCCCGCAGGTACAGCTCATCCACGGCGTGGATTTCGCCGCTGCCCGTGATCTGGGCGAGCACCCAACCCATGGCGCCGATGTTGAAGTCCACGCAGATCCACAGGGGGAGCTTCGGGTCGTAGGCGTTCCCCTTGCCGTTGCGCTCCCTGGAGAAGCTGCTGAAGACCTTGCCGGCGCCGAGAACCAGGAAGTCCGCGTCCAGCTCTTGCGATGCCCGCTGGGGGTCGTAGGAGCGGTAGATCTGAGAGACGTAGTTCGGCCGCAGGAACGGGTTGTCCCTGGTCCTCGAGCGCCGGAAGAAGTGCACGCCCGGGACCGCGCGCCGCACGAACTCGTCGTAGAACCCGTCGTAGCCGTTCGGGGTCGTCGTGCAGAGCAGCCGGCCGATGTCCACTTCCTGGGAGCTGAGGCGCCCCTTCATCATTTCCGGGGCCGCGGGCTTGGTGTCCCGTAGCTCGTCCATCCAGGCTGCCCCGAACTCTGCCCCCCGGGTCAGGTCAAAGTTGTCCATCGACCGGTAATGGATCTTCACCGTCCGCCGGTCGATATAGACCTCGAAGACGCGCTTGCCCTGGATGTGCCGATAGGGGAGCGACCAATCCCCAAAGGCCGCCTCCATGTTGGGGATCGTCACCAGCCGCAGCTGGTCGTAGGAGTTGGCCGTGCAGATGTAGTCGGCCCGGGGAAAGAGCGCGGCCTGCCGGAGGATCCAGTTGCGCCCGAAGTAGGTCTTCCCACCCCGGATGCCGAAGCACAGCCCGAGGTAGGGCTCCACGGCGTTCCAGGCGTCGAGCTGGGCGCGGTTGAAGCGCAGCGGGATCTGGATGGCGTCCTCGCCCTCCTCGTCCTCGTCCCGCCTGGTCTCGGCCAGCATCACCATGGTCAGGCCCCCGGCTGGTCCGTTGGTTTCGCCGGGACTTCCTCGACCAGCTGCGCTGTGATCACCCGCACCTTCGGGCCCTGGCCAGCGGGGTCCTCTGGGCCGTCTTGCTTCCAGCCGCCCTTGGTCTTGAGCCAGAAGATCGCGGCTACCACGCCGTGGCTGCTGACAGGGGCTTTCATCGCGGCGTTGAAGAGCGCTTGGGCGACCGCTTGGTTGGAGGTCACCCGACCCAGCTCCAGATCGTCGGCGTGGTGCTTGCGCAGGGTGTTCCTGTGGATGCCCAGCACCAGGGCGATGTGGTCCTCGTTGATGCCGAGCCCCGACATGGTCTGGACCTGGATGCGCTTCTCGTCCGTCGGGAAGTAGGGCGCGCCCTTAGGCCGGATCGAGCCATCGTTGGCTCCGCCCTCCGGGTCCTCCGGCGCGCGCGCGTTTTTCATAGCTTCCAGTTGGCCCGCTTGTTGCCTCGTGGTTCCCCCAACTGGCAGATCACAGCTCCAGCAAGGTGCGTGCTTCCTGCTTGCCCCAGTGTTCCCTGGTCCTGAGATCCCAGATCCCAAACCAAGCAAGCTAGCTAGAGCTTCAATGATCAGAACTTCCAGATCCCAAACCTGGAAGCCACAGGAAACTCTCAGAGACCTCCGGTTCGGAGTTCTCAGGCACTGACTCCAGATCGCTCAGAGCCCTTGGCTCTTCGCTCTCAGAGACCAGAACCGGGCGAGAGGCGGACGACCCGGAGGCTAGGCGGATTTCTGACTTTGTCCGCCAGGTGTTCCCGGCGTGTTCCTCAGGCGCTCCCGCAGCGCGCGGATGGCCCGGTCGTAGTGCACCGTGAGCTGCAGGCTGCGAATCCCTCCGGTTGCCCGGTGGCGGAGGGCTCCCAGCTCGACCAGGCGCGTGGCCATCTTGACGCTGCCGACGTGGGTCTTGTACCCCACGGCCAGCGCGGCCTCGAGGTGCGATGGCGAGCCCATGGTCCGGTCGCGGTAGGCCTGCAGAAAGATCAAGTACGCGACCTGGCGCTCGGTCAGCGGCTCGATCTCAGCTTTGGGGTGTTGCACAGGTGTTCTGGTGTGGCGATGGCTCAGCATGGCACCAAATGCTAGCCCTAGGCCTCCCCCTCAATCTCTTGGGCCTCAGGAGGAGGCCACCCAAAATGGGAACTCTCAACCGAACTGGCTACCAGACTTCCGAGCTTCACCTGATTGCCGGTGCCTTGGCCTACCTGTGGCACGAACTCGGCTCCGACCCCGCGCTGCTGGTCTGGCCGACCGCCGCGATCCTGATCGCCTACATCCTGGCCCGCGCCGCCGTGAAGGTCGCCGGGGTCAAACCCACGGTCGGGTCCACCGTGCTTTTTGGGCAGGTGGAGACCCAGGGGGAGGGCTTTGACGCTCGGGCCCCTGGGGGCGCGCCTGTCGCGCCCGGGTCGCCAGCGCCTGATTCCCCGACCGGTGGCACCCTCGCCCAGGGGGCGAAAGCCCTGGCGGTCCTCGGGCTCTTCCTCGGCCTCATGGCTGTCCCAAGCTGCAAGGCCACCTGGCAGGCCCTGTCCGAGCCCAGGCCCCTGGAGCCGGTGACGGTCGTGCTCGAGGACGGCACCGAGGTGACAGGGCTGCCGGCGGCTGCGGATGCGCCCGCGGACGTGGAGGTCACCCTCCCGGACGGAGCTGGTACCGCGACCTACACCCCCCCCGCCGTGAACCCCAACCTCAGCGCCCTCGAAGAGATCGCCGGGGCCGCCGGCGCCGCCGCGGGCACCGCCACCGGACTCGGCTGGCTCGCCTACCTGCTCCCCGCCCTGGTGGGCTTCGTCACCCGCCGCAACGAACCGGCAGTCGCCCATGTCCGCTGATTCGATCTCCCGGGAAGACCGGGAAGCCATCGCCGCCGAGGCCTCCGCCAAGGAGGAGCTCCGGCAGATGGTCCTCCACCTGGTCGCCAAGGTCGACAAGATCGACCGCAAGCTCAGCGAGCGCGGCGGCCTGGTCGAGGAGCACGTGGGCCTAGCCAGCCGGGTCACCCGCCTCGAGGACGAGTCCCGGGCCAAAAACCGGGTCCTGTGGTTCCTGGTGGCCGCCGTGGCCACCAAGTTCGGCTACGACATGCTGGCGGCTTGGAAGGCGACTTGAGCTGTCCGGGCTCGCTCCCTAGGGCCGGCGGTGGCCTGGACCAAAAAAGCAGGGCCGCAGCAAGCATCGCCTGCCACGGCCCTTTCCGCGCTCCGTCGTCGTCCTGGTGCGCGGCCCAGGTCCATGAACTCCACACTGCCTGACGACCCGCTGGCGAGCAGTGTGGCCCCGGTGGGGGCGGCCGACGGACACCGCCTGGTCGACCGGGGAAGAGGTCCTGCCAGCGTTAGGGGGATAGGGGAGGTCTCAACATGACACCTAGGAGGCGGAGTCGTTGGGGCCCGCGAAGAACTCGTGCACGGCGGTCAGGGTGACCGCGGCCCAGCCGTGCTGGGCTTTGCCCTTGGAGGCGTTGAAGTAGGCCTGGGCCTGGTCCAGGAGGGTCTCGCCGGGGAACCGCCC